ATCAAATGCTGTAACATATTCGTCAGCGTCTGCTGCACCCAATGTTATAGTAGCATTTGTACCTGTGTCCATTGTTGCAGATTCTACAACTTGAACACCTGCGTGAACTATATGAGTATTTGCTGGTAGTGTAATACATTGTACTACGTCACCAGAAGAACAATCAATAGCTTGTGCAGTCAGGTCAATAGATAGTTCAACCTGATACGGCATACGGCCTCTGTTAGAGTTTCCTGTAGCAGGAAGTAAAAGTGATGTTATAGTAGCCATTTTTTATATTCCCCCTACGCTGCGTTATATTTGGCAGTAACGATAGCTTCAGGACGAAGTATCTTTCTACCATATAAATGCATACCACGAACAATGTCAGAGAAGCTGTCAGGGTCACGGTATGTTTCTGTCTTATTGATCTGCTCTGCAGTAGCAACAGCAGAATCGTGTCCAGCTACAATTACACCATAGTTGGCAATTTGGTTTGCAGAACCTGAAGTTCCCGGACCTGTTCCAACTGCTGGTAGATTGCTTGAACTATATACTCTGAAACCACCTAAGTTATTAATAACTAGGCCATTTCGTATACTTCCTGATTCTCCAAAGTCTGCGTTGTGAAGACGTGAATCTTCGTCACGTAGCATTTCCATAAACACAGGATCTACAACTAGCCAACGACCATTTGTGTCAACTTGCTGTTGATCAAGTAGTCTAGCCATACGAGATATCACCATGATTGGTGACGCTGTGGCTGTTGGCAAGGATGTTGCACCCGGCATACGTGGAGTTAGAGGAATTGAGTGAGTTCCTGCTGAACTAGTAGTAATGTTACCAAAGTCACCTTTTACTAGTTTCATGCTGGAAAGAAGTTCATCTGTTCCTGCTGTTGAAACCGCCACAGTACCATTTACAGTTGCGTTAACTGTGTCTGGTGATCCGTGAAGAGAGGATTGTTTGAAACCTGATAGGTAACCAAGTACGTCTTGGTCAAACTGGTCAGCCAATCTATAAGCTGCTCTATCAGAAGCAAGGCTCATAAAGTTTATGTGGCTATGTGCGTCTTCTATGTCGTCAATCTTAAACGCATAGTAGTTAGACTTATCAATTGTTAACGAGAAATCTTCGTCATCAAGGTCTTGTGGTAGAATAGTTGTACCACGAGTATACTCTTTGACTGTAATCTCTGGTTCTTTTATTATTTTAACGGTATCGCCCATGTTAGCAATTTCACCAAAGTAATCATTATTGGTAACTGCTTCTACAACAGATGCCTTGCGGAATGCAAGTTGCACCTGTTTGCTGTAGATGATTGGGCTAAAATTACCGTTAGGCAGGTTACCATAACCTGCTGCGGAACTAAATGCCATTGTATAATCTCCTATTTATAGCATATATTACAGATGCAAATCAATCAAATGTACTCACGGGGCTGACTTACGTAGGGTGTATTACAGACACAGTCGCGCAACTATGTAGTTAATAGGCCATGTTTATCAGGTAATCTTTAAGACTTTTATTGCTTTGCTATTTAGTATGGTAGGTAACCATTTTAAAAATGGGGCTACCGTAGAAGTATGACTATAGTTATATCTATTTTTTTCTATATGTCAATACCTTTTAACGAGCATTACCAGATACATCATAAACAAAACGTCCTGAACGGATAGCTTCCATTATAACATCTGAGTTTCTCTCGTACTCTTGTGGTGTCATTTTTGCCACTTGAGATTCCTTAAAGCTGCCACCAGTTTTATCTGTCTCTGGTGCATTACGTGTCTGTTTGTTACTTACAGAACGTGCAGCGTCTTTATTGTTAGATGACTTTTTAGTAGAGATGTTGTTGTCTATTTTATAGAGATCTATTGCTCTTGCTGCAGATCTAGCATCATCATCATTTTCGTATAGAGCATCTTGAACCCATTTAGGTTGTTCTGTTGCCCAGTTGTGAAAGTCATCACTGTCTCTTATCTCACCAAAGTCTGGATGTAGTTTTAATAATTCTACTTCAGCTTTTTCTTTAGTAGCTGTTTCTCTCATTGCATCAATTTCTTTTACACGTTCTTCTAAATCTTGGGATTGTTCACGTGCTTTTTTGATTGCAATTGTTTCTACTATTGCTGCTACATCAGGGTATTGAGCTGCCCATGCATCAATATCGTCATCTGACTTTGGTAGTTTAATTTCTTGTTTAGTGCTTTTGTCAAGTTGTTTACGTAACTCATTAACCTGTTTTTCTAAAGATTGTTTAGTTTCTTGAGAGTGTTTACGTAGGTCACCATAGCGTTTCTTAAAAGTTTTTTCTTCTGCATTTTCTGGCTCTGCTTCTACTTCTTCAGCAACTTCACCTTTATTCTCTGCAATTAATTGTTCTAACTCTTCTTGTTCTGCTTTTCGTTTATCATCATTTGAGTACTTACGTGTTGCAAATGCAACTTTGTTTTCTGCTTGTGGCTCTGAAGCCATTTCTGTTTCTGCCATTGTATTTCCTAACTGGGGCCACCGTAGCCTATGTTGGTAGGGGGATGAGTAGCCAGCATATAAACTATTTTATCGTGTAGCTAATCCACGTTTTGGTGCAACCTTTGGTCTGGGTTGTCTACCTAGCATAAATACTAGATCTTCTAACTCATCACCTAAAACTTTACCTAACACCCGTCCTTCAGGTGTGCCTCTAAGACCCTGTAACGTAGCACGTTCAGACTCTTCTAGTTCTTTAAATCTTGTAAGTACTGTTTCTTTATACTCTTGAAGTGTTGGTTCCATCTTAATTTCCCAATGCTATCTTAATTCTACCTACTGTGTAACAGAGAGGTTCAAATATAGTGCGGTAAAAACGTCCTAAAGTATTTCGTTTAGTTCCTTTTAACTCTGCTCTTAGATCTGCAGTACGTCTACGTGTACCATGTTCTAGTAAAGTACGTATAAACTTTATATCTTTTGTATATGCTAAGTATACTAAAGGAAGGAACAGTGTATGATAACCTACTTCGTGTGCCTTTGTCAAGTGTTTATTTGAGTAGTTTAACCAAATTGCTTGACGGTAAGAACCAAATCCATAAGAAGCATTCATAGCTGTACAGATAATTTTGCCACTATCTGCTTCATTATCATTGTCTCTATCTGCACCATCACCTTTTTTTGCACCCTTTGCAGGTGTATATTTTTTTCCGTCTAGTGTTTCTTTTTTACCAAATGTACTCTTAGTATATTTCACACCTGTTGAATCTTGGTATATAGTTTTTCCTGTACGGCCATCCGGACCATCTTTAAGTGCTTTACCATCTGCATCAACAACAACACCTGCTTGACCCGGACCAGCTATCATGCCTACACCGTAACCTTCAGAGTCTGTGCCAATATAACCTGTCTCTTCTTGCTCTCTATTGTACATAGCTTGTGGTTCATTTTTTCCAACAACTTTACCACTACGTAATAAGGTATCTCTACCCCGTGTATTAAACTCTATACTATTTACTTTATCCTTATAAACTTTTTCTTTAGCTGCAACTTCTGCCCTATCAGTTAGATATGCATCTGAACCTTTTTGTCCTTTAGTTACTGTATCACCAAACATATTAACAGTTTTTGCTGTAGTTTTTGGTTTTGTAGTGTCAAGTATTTCTGCTTCTTCAATTAATCTAAGATTGTCTGGTAGTGTTTGAGGTACAGATCCAGCAAATGGATCACCTGCTGGAGCAGATAAAGACCCCAACTCAGAGTCTGTTATATTTGCGGTTGTTCTAGGTGTAGTTCTTGCTTTTCTAGCGTCTTCTGCTAAAAACTCACGTTGATTTTGTAGTCTATAATTTAAATCTGCATCTCTAGCTTCTTGTGCTAATTTTGCACGTTGACTTCTTAGGTTAGACTCTGCAGGTGTCATACCTGTACCTTCTGCACCCAACATAGCTGCTTGCGTTTCAGCAGTTGATGGAGGAAGCATAAGAGATGGTGAAATTTCTGGTTCTTGTACCCGTAAACCACTTTTTACTTCAGGAAACTTTTGAATATCTGTTGCAAGTGGTCTTTCAAGTTGAGTAATTAATGTTCCTTGTTCTGCGGCTGCGTTACGTCTAGCATTTGCTTCCATTGCTCTAGCACGTGTATCAGGTTGTACAAGATTTCTTTCGTCTGCTCTTGCAATAATAGGACTAGGTGTATATGGAACTCTTGGATCTGCTGCAGGTTCAAAAACAGGAGTCTCAGATATTTGTGCGCCAGTGCTACCTACACCAGAAGCAAACTCTCTAGCGGCTCTGTCTGCTCTTTGATCTCTAAACAAGGAACCAAAGGCTTTTTGAGTTTGATCAACTACAGGAGTTTCAAAACGAGTAGCATCATCAGGTGTAGCTGTTTGAATATTAGTAGGTCTAAATCCTCTATCACCTTGCAGTATAGGATCAAACGCAACAGCGTCATCTGGTCTAGCCCCTACTACATTAGTAGGTATAAAGCCTCTATCAGACTGCATACGTCTAGCTTCTTCTAGTCTTCCTAATTCACGTAGTCTATCTGCTTCTTGAGTAGCTGTATCTCTTTGATCAAATATAGGTTGACCTGCACGAACTCTATCTCTTTCTTCTTCTACAAAATTAAAACCTGTTGGTGCTGGTATTGAAGATGATGCTTGAGTAATTGGGCTTGAAGGAAACTGACCCATAGCGTCTTGTCTACCAAACGGAGCAGCAAAAGTATATGCACCCGGATCGTTATATGGTCTTGGGGCGTTACTTGCGTAAGCACTTGTTGCAGCATCAAATTCATCTTGAGTATTTCTGTCACCATAAAATAAAGAGCCGGGTGCAGCATCTGTTCCTAAAGGAATACCGGTATCTACTCTATCTCTTTCTCTTCCTGTAAACACTGTTGTATTACCAAAAGCATCATAGTAAGGTGTTGAACGTGAGGGAAGTGCTTTTACAGCAGGTTCTCTTGAAAAACTTGCATCATAAGGAATTCGGTCTGCTGCTTCTTTTTTTAACAGTTCTCCCATTCCTTCACCAATAAGACCAGTTGTATTTACAGATGGGGGGAAACGGTTTAAATCTCTTCCTTCTTCTACAAAGCCAAAACCTGTTGGTGCTGGTGTTGAAGCTGAAATTTTAGGTTGATAGTTTGTACCTTGCATATTACTAGGTGAATAAACTCTATTAGGAATATTAGCTGGTCCTACATACCTACCTGTCTGAGGATCAACACGATAGTCAGATAAGGGTATTCTACCATCTACTAATGCTTCATTTAAAGCATCTTGTCCAGACTCATATCCTAGACGCGGATCTCTAGATTGTGCTGATGTCTCTCCTAAATTTCTCATTTGAGATGCTAAAGACAAGTTTGAAGCTACCTGTACTCCAGCAGGTAATGTGCCATCTGCTCTTTCTGCTCTTTGTTTATTAACTCCACCCATTATAGCAGCCAGTGTAGGACTCATTGGTGTACGTGGGTCTGTTAATACAGATTGTGTTTCTGGTTCTATACCACCTGTTATAGGTACACCTGAAAGTGCGCCCTCATCTCCACCTACTTCTCTTTGATCTCCAACTCCTGTTCTACCTGTGGCTGGTTCATTAGTCATTGGGGGAGAACTATCATAGTAATCAAGTCTTCTTGAAGCTGTAGCTATTTTTCTTCCAGTTTCTGCTTTTACAATTTCTGTAACTTCTGATATATCTGCAGGATCTGAACCCTCACCATTAAATGCTTTTGTTATAATTTGTCCTAGTTTACTAGTTTTAACTGCGTCTGGTACAAGGTTTGATACTATGTTTATTACACCACCAACAATACCCCCAATACCTTTTTCTTTTTCTATAGAGCTTACTAATTCTGTCATATTATTTTTCTTAGCAGCTTCTAGTAGTTTACCTTTATTTCTATATACACCAAAGGCATATAATGCACCAGCCGCAGGGTTTGCAGCAAATGCTATTGCTCCTGCTAATTTTCCAAATATGCTAGTTCTACGTCTATTCTCTTCTATTAACTGATCAGGTGTCATGTTTTCAATACCAATAGAATAGCCTTCTTCATAACCAGCTCGTTGTCTATCTTCGTCACTAGCTACAGGAGTAGGTGGACTTAACTGGA